GTAATGGAATATATGACATAATTTATCTCCTCTAATAATTCCAAACTGAATAGTCGATTTGACCATACCATTCAATCATAATTTCCATTTCATGTTCTTTTTCAACATAACTCCAATAACCACCAAATGCTCCCATAATTTAATCTCCTTTTAAGGTAGGTCCGAAGACCTACTGTTTAATTTTAGATAAGTGATTTGTACATTACAGAATTTGCTTTCTGTCCTGTAATAACCTTGTACTTTTCGATAAGGTTTGATGACCAACCTTTGAACAATTTTTCATTATCAAAATCTTTAAGGGCTTTTTCTGAAACAGTAGCAACAGCCTTAATCTGCTCCAACGAAAGTTCATCAAAAATATCAGGACTGATTTTGGAATTGTTACCGCCATTCTTTACAGTAACAGTCTGTCCTAAGTCAGGGAAATCAAAACCAACACCTGGTTCTACTTCCTTTACAAGTTCTGCTCCCCACAATTTTGTATAATACTCGATTGCAGAAGTAAGGTTCTTTGCTACAGCAAGGAAGTGAGCCTTGTCTTTGATTGTAAGACCCTCTGTAAGACCTTTTTCTTTTACAGAAACAAGTTCTCTGTTCATTGCAAGTACGAACTGACTTACATCACCGTTTGGAAGTTTTTCTCCCGATTTAACATCAACATAATTTACCATATTTTGCCTCCTTAAGCAATATTCAAAAATTCTTTGCATTTATCAGAAAGTTCAAATCTTTCTGTGTTGTTATTACTATAAAGGTAAACCGTACCTTTAATAGTTTTAAGATAACCTTCTGTATAAGGCCAGATATAACCAGTAAAAAACCATTTACCTTTACTGTCTTTACTGTAACTTGCACATCTATACAACATGCCTTCTTCATAGAACTTTGGAGTTCCAACAGTTTCATCATGCTTTGCTTTAATAGCATCTAACTGTTCTCTTGTAATTCTAATCTTCTCTTTCATAACTGCCTCCTAAAGCATTTATTCTGTATAACTATAATATACAATAAAACAAGCGTTATGTAAAGGAAAAATTCAGAAAAAGTGAAAATTCTAATATTATAAATACTATGTTAAACAGAGAAGTTATTAAAACACTTGATGAAAAAGATTTTGTAACAAGTTTGATTATGAGCGATAAATGCTGCCAGACTTTGTTACCTTACACTAAACTAACCTATTTTGATATTGATTATTCAAGAACTATTGTTTCGTGGGTAATGGAATATTATAAGAAATTCAAGAACGCTCCAAAACAGGATATCACATCAGTATACAGAACTCACTGTGATGAGATTCAGGATGAAGCATTAAAAGAACTTATTCTGAATTATATTCAGGAACTTGGTAAAACAGAAATTCAAATTAATAACGAAGATTATCTTGTTGATAAAGGAAAAGATTTTATTGATTATAAAGCATTGAAAATCTATACAGAAGAATTAAACGCTTGTCTTGAAACTCGTTCAATGGATAAGGCAAGAAAGATTCAGGAAGAGTACAAAAAGATTTCAACAGCTGAAATAAATGAATGTGATTTAATGGATTTAGGCGATAAAGAAATTATCGAAAATGCTTTAGCACAGGAAGAGGAAGTTTTGTTTACTTTGCCTGGAGCAATGAATGATGTTTTGGGTAATATTCATAGGAATGATTTTATTGCTATTCTTGCACCACCTAAGAGAGGAAAAAGTTTCGCACTACAATATCTCGCTATTCAAGCTCTTAAACAACGATTGAATGTTGTTTTTGTAAGTATGGAAATGACAAGAGAAGAAGTTGTTCAACGTTTGTGGAAAGCGTTGTGGGGAGCTGAGTCTACTTTAGTCAAAGACGGTGTTTATGAAACAAGTAGGTTTGTAGAAGATACAAGTGAAGAAGGAAAATATTTTTCTGAACTTGTTGATATAAATGTTAAAAATAGAGGAAAATCAGTTAACACACTCCAAAAGCGTTTAAGAGCAAATAATGGATATCAAGGTCATTTGAGAGTTATTGCTTATCCTAGATTTAGTGCTTCAGTAAAACAAATAACCGGTCGAATTGATGAGTTGATTGAAAATGGATTTGTTCCTGATGTAGTAATAATTGATTATGCTGATATTACAACACCAATCGGAGGTGGAAGTGAATTAAGAAACCAGCTTGATGAAACATGGAAATATCTTGGTGGATATGCTACTCAACTTCATTGCTGCGTAATAACTGCATCTCAGACAAACCGTTCAGGAATGTCATCAAGTTCTGTAGAAGCTGAAAGTATTGGAGAAAATTTTAAGAAAATTGCACATATTACTTCAATGGTTTCTCTTGAGCAAACACGAAAAATGAAAGAAGAGCATATAATGAGAATACGAAATCTTGCTATTCGTAATGGAGAAGTCGAAGAAACATGTGTTTTCGCTCAGTGTTTACCGTTAGGTCAGTTTGTATTTGGAGAATCTATCTTAGGTAAGAATTACATTGTTCATGATGAAAATGATGAGTAATATTTTTAGTTATACTTTTAGAACAAGTATGGGTATTCATAATTATTTCTTTCTGAAAGAAGATAAGACGTTGAAAATATATGAATATCTTCCTTTTGAAAAAATCTCAGATAATGAGTTTATTGTAAAACCTGATTTGAATAAAGAACCTGTTCTTATGACATTAAAGATAAACCTTAAAGAGTTGAAACCTTATAATGAGAGTAAGAAATATGTTAATGTTTTTCAAAACACTTCTAAGGAGAATAACGTTATGAATTATGATAAATATGGATTTCCAATTTTCGATGATGATTATGAAGACGAAATTAAACAGACACAACAAGAACCTGATAAAACTGTAAATATTAAGAAAGAGGATAAAGAAGAAGTACCTAAGGATAAATTTTCTTTATTCTAAGGAGATTAAAAATGGAAGAAGAATATTATGAAGAAGTACCAACAGAGTATGATTATGAAGAAGAGGAAATTACAGTCGGTGATATTACTCTTATCGTGGGTGGTGTTGTACTTATCTGCCTTGTTTTTGCTTTAGTTATGGGAATCATTAAAAAGACCTTTAAGAATGTACATCTTAAAATTGGAAATAAAATTGAATTGGGAGTAGAAACAAAAGATGATAAGAATGTTTGAAAAAGGAATAGATGATATCGCACAGATAGACATTAATCCGAAATATTCGTTTGTATCAATCGGAAAAGAAAATATCGAAAACGGTAAAGGTTTTACTGTAAGAACATTCCTTGTAAACAATGCCTATATGTGTCAGAAGTTATTAGAATCTAAGACGTCTAAAGGTTGGAGAATCAGATTCTAATATTATAGGTATGGCACGTGTTTTTTGGGATGGCGAGAAAATAGTCGCTACAGCTAATACCGCAAACATTGAAAAATTATCTCAGTTAGCAGAAAAATATAAAGCTGAATGTTTACCTGCTGTAAATGGTTATGCTTTTACCAGAACTATTCAGACAGTTAAAGATTTGTCTACACTAACACAAACATGTTTTGATGAATCGTTTGAAAAATTACTTAAAGCTGCAACTAAACAAGATAGAGTAAAACAAGAGTTCATAGATTCACTTAATCTTCCCGAGAAAATGTATCCGTTCCAAAAAGAGACAGTTGCTCAGATTGTGAAGTGGATGCACAACACATTAATCGCTGGTGAAATGGGTGTAGGAAAGACTTGTATGGGTTCTGTTGCATTAAAAGCTGTAGGTGAGGCTTACCCTGCACTGATTGTTTGTCCTGCATCATTAAAATTAAATTGGGAAAAAGAAGTACACGAATGGACACCTGGATTAAAAACTTATGTTATTAGCGGTCGTGAAACTTATAACGACCTTTATATTTTGAATAGTGCTAAACAGGCTGATGTTGTAATTATAAATTATGACATACTTGGTTTTGATGATAAAGAGAGAGTAGAGCGAGAAAAGAAAAGAATTAAACTTGCTAAAGAAGAAGGCAGAAAATATCGTAAGGCGTTTATTCCTGTAGAGGGTTGGATAAACGCAATCATTAAAGAGATAAAACCTCACGCTATTGTATGTGATGAATGTCAGGCTTTAGGTAATCCTGAATCTATACGAAGTAGAGCAATTATACAAGCATCGAAAGATAATAGTATTTTGAAATTGTTTTTGTCAGGAACGCCATTTGAAACAAGAGTGCTGCAATTTTATACAATTTGTCATATTATGGATTCTGATTTATTTCCTAATGAATGGGATTACAAACAGAGATACTGTGACCCTTATAAAGACAGATTCGGTCATTGGCATTTTGACGGATGTTCTAATGTTGAAGAATTAAGACGTAAGTTAGCAACATTCATGATTCGTCTTGAAAAGAAAGATGTACTTCCGTTCCTTCCACCTAAACAGAAAATTCCTGTTTATCTGGATATGGATAAAAAGTCACGTGAGTTGTATGATAAAATGGAAGAGGAGCTTTTATCTCTGGATGATGTACATCAGTTTACATATCTTGCGAAAATGAAACAGGCGTTAACTGAGATAAAAATAAATGCTGTTATTCAGTTTATCAAAGATATCCTTGATGTTGAAAATAAATTGGTTACTTTTGTATTTCATACTCAGATGTATGAAACATTGATGTCTACATTTGGTAATCAGTGTGTAGGTATCAATGGTGGTCTTTCTGATTTTAAGAGACAAGATGCTGTGAATAAGTTTCAGAAGAATGATGACATTAAACAATTCATTGGTCAGTTACAAGCTGCTTCTACAGGAATAACTTTAACCGCTTCTCATATTATGACATTTACTGAATGGGGACAAACTGCCGTACAGATGGAACAGGCATGTGACCGTATTCACCGTATTGGTCAGGAAAGTGATAGATGTCTTTATTATTATCTGATTGTAAAAGATACGATTGATGAAGGACCTATGGAAACACTGACTAAGCATTATAACGATATTCAAGCTGTATTAAATGGTAATACTGATATTAAATTTGTTGATATTGATGAAAGTATGATTGTAAATGTAAAGTCACGCCGTCTCATGAAAGGACGACAGGGAGTACAAATAGAGTACTCTTAGAATTTCTGTTTTATTCCGTATTCTATAATTAAGATATGGAATTCACAGAAATAGAAAATAAATTAAATACCCTAAAGGTAAAGAAACAGTCAAACGAAGAACTGTTGAAAACAAGAAAACAAAGACTTGAAGAGATTAAAATTGAAACTGAGGAAGTTCTTAAATCAATTTCTGTTTGTCAGAATGTAGCAACAGAAGTTCAAAAACAACTTTCAGTAAAGATTGATACTATCGTAAATCTTGCACTTGCAACTTGTTTTGGAGACGAGTATACCTTTAATCTCAATTATGTACCTGCTCGTGGTAAGACTGAGGTTGAATTCTTACTTCTCCAGAACGGTAAGGAAATAGACCCTATGAATCAGAATGGTGGAGGGCTTATTGATATTCTTTGTTTTGCATTAAGAGTTGCGGTATTCAATATCAGTCATACAGATGACGTTATGGTGTTCGATGAGCCGTTCAGATTTGTCAGTAAAGGTTTAAGAGAAAAGGTTGCAGAAGTTGTTCATACATTCTCTGAAAGATTGAACATACAGATAGTTGAAGTTACCCATGTTGAAGAACTTATGGATAACAGTGATAAACAATTTGTAATCAAAAAAATAAAAGGAGTAAGTAATGCAGAAAACTAAAGAGAAATGTTGTGCCGATTGTAAGCACTGTATCAGACATGATATGCATGAGTATGAGTGTAAAAAGACAGGCGTAAGAGATAGAATAACAGGAAAGTATGAATACAAAGAATGTAGAGATGTAATTGATACAACAGACTGTGAATTTAAGGATGAAACGACACAAACAATCGTAATACGTGTTATTACTCTGGTTGTGGCAATTGGTGTTGCTTTCTTTGTTGGTTGGACTATGTTGTAAGGAACAGATATGAGAATTTATATTTACGAGTTAATTATTGCGATATTCAATATCATGTGTGGTATTTATCAATTCAGACTTAATCATAAGGTTGCTGGAATAATTAATCTTGTATTAGCCGGTATAATAATTGTACTTTGCATTATAATGGCTATTCAGGATATAAAGGCATATTTTTACAATAAAGAGATTAGAAAGAGATATGAGGGAGCAGAAAAATGACAGAACATGAAATTGTTGCTAAAGCTGAGAAACAGGTAAAAGAATGGATTGCTTACGCAAAACAGGAATATGGCTGGGAAGATAAAGTATTTGAACTTTTCGAAGAACCAATGATAGAAGTTGCTACAGCAGTTGCCGTTCAGACTACTAAAGATTTACAAGAAGAAAATCGAAGCCTTTTAGAAAGTTGTGAAGGTGCAACAATGATGTATAAGGACTTGTGTGAAGCTACAAAATTAATTATGTGGCTCAGAGATGAATTAAAAGATAATGATAACTGGAAGGGTGCGTCTGCACTTGCCAGTCGAGTGAATAAGTTTATAGATACACAAGAAGGGAGAAAATAATGAGTGATGACGAATTAATTAAAGAAGCGACAGAAACATCTGCATGGGAAGTAATTCCATTAATTGATAGACCTTTGTTTGTTCGAGGTTACATAACAGGAGCAAAAGCTAAATTATTTGAATTTGAACAGACAAAATTGCAAAATGCTATTTGTGAAGAATCGTTAAAGAAAGAAAACGAGCAGAAAGTAAAAGATGATGCTGAGAAATATTCTTATTCTAAAGCAGTTTCAAACCATATTAAATATATTTCCAGAGATTCAGATGTTGTTAGAAAAATACGTAATCTTGTAAAGTTGGCTTATATTCACGGGGCTGAGAATAAGGGAGAATAAATAATGGAACTTTATAGCACGCTAGATTTTTTAAGAGATTTATACAACCGTACTCCAAATGAGCATAAATCCGAAATGTTAGAAATGTATAAACAGGCTATGAAAGATACTTTTAAGAATAACAAGGAGCAAAAAGAATGTTCCAAGAAGGAATGTATAATATCAGACTTGAACTGATAGACATAATGGACAGAATAGATGCAATTGCTAAAGATAAGACAATTACAGAACAGCAGAGAACAGACGCTATTGCTGCACGTGATTTTATCTACGTTGGATATACAAGAGTTAAACAGTGCTTGGAGGATAAGTAATGAAGCCAAGACTCATAAACGCAAATGCTTTAATGAAATATTGTCAGAACCAGAAAGATAAGAAGGTTGATTGTAATGACATTGCAAGATTTCCTACTTATCCAACTATGGAATGGCACAAGGTTGCTGACGGAGATTTACCAAACGATGAACGTTATGTCTGGACTAATCAAGGTCCAGGTTATTATGATGCCGATGGTATCTGGTGGGATGATTTTGGTAGACTGCGTGATGTTATTGCTTGGTGTGAACCAAAGTTCGAGGAATAGAGTATGTTTGAAACAAAGGAGTTTGAAAATGTTTGAGAAAGAAGTAGAACAATGGGCTGCAACAAAAAGATTTAATTCGTATGAACAGAAACAATTTGCAATTGCTAATTTTAAGGATGGTCTTGGCTTTGGTTATAACGAGGCTAATGAATGGCATTATATGAAAGATGTAAACTGTTATGAAGATTTACATTTTCCACCCGAAGAAGAGTGTAAAGGCAGAGTTCTTATTTGGAAAGTCCAAGTCATTACTGAAAAGGGAATTAAAGAACCTGTGTGTTATCATTGTGGAAGTTATGATGATTTGTGGTATGAAATAAATGCTTATCATGTCATCGCTTGGAAAGAAATTGTACTTCCAGAACTAAAGGAGAATTAATAAATGACAGAAAGAAAAACAATTAAAACTCAATACTCAGAATTGAATGAAGGTTTAGAGAAATTAGGTATTGAAGAAGATATCCGATACGGAGAACATCTTCCCACTGAATGGCATGAAATAAAAGTAGCAGAAGATAATAACGGAGTAACAATGTTAAGACCCATCGAAGTAAAAGATTTGGTTAAAATATTTGAGATAATTACTGGGGTAAGAAATGAACAGAAGAGCGAAACGAAATAAGTATAAGAATGAAACCAATCGACTGAACATTAGGATTAATGAACTTAAAGAAGAATACAATAAGTATTTTGATAAATGGTTTGATGCTACTTGTGAATTAGATAAATCTAAAAAGGAAGTTGAGAAATATAAAGATAAATTCTACGAGCAGCTTAAGAAAGAATTCCTTGACGGTAGAAAACAACTTCTTACTTGTTCTGTAAATGTTCCAAGAGACATCCTTCCTTATCCGCAGAGTATAAATAAAGAGTATGTAGATAATGAACGTAGGAAATATCTTTGTAATCAAATTGCCCAGTATCTGTATGATAACCAACAGGCATTTCAGGTTGTAGAACATGATACTTATACAAGATACAACTTGGTTCTTGTTCAGAATAATCCTGACAAAAGAGGTGTTAGTGAAGAAGATTTTAACGGTATGATTGAACGTTATGGTAATGAAGATTATATGGCATCACAGTTAAAAGCTAGAAGTTCTAATATAAGATTACATTTTGGTGATGAAATTAGTTCACCTTTTATGAGGTAAGATAAATGAGTAAATTGTTAATAACGGCAGACTGGCATATAAGAAGTACTGTACCAAGTTGTATTGAGGCAACACAGGAAGAATGGATAGATTTTGAAAAGAAATCTGTGAATCGAGTTCTTGAGATTGCCAAAGAAAATGATGTAGATGAAATAGAAATTGGTGGTGATTTATTCCATACAGAACAAACAGCATCTAATGAATGTATTTATCTTTTACAGGATTTTGCACAGAATGCTGATGAGGCAAATATTCCTGTTTATATTTTGTGTGGCAATCATGACCTTCCGCAACACAGTTCGACTAATATTCCTAAAGCTGCAATTGGTGTACTTCTTAATTCAAAATGTATTCGTAATATGGGTAAAGATACTTCTTATGTTAAAGGATGTAATTTTGATAAAGAAGATTACGGTGACGCTAAGATGATATTCAAACATGTCCTTACAATTCCTAGTAAAGATAAACCCGATTTCATTGATTGTGAAACACCTGAATCTTTACTTAAAAAATTCCCTCACGCACAATTTATCTTTACTGGAGATTATCACAAGAACTTTCATTATGTTTCAAATCACCGTCATGTTGTTAATTCAGGTTGTCTTATGCGACAGGCAGCTGATTTTGAAGATTACACACCGGGCGTATATGTTGTCGATACTGAAACTGAAGATGTAAACTTTGTTCCAATAGGACTTGAACAGAAGTTTAATCATAACGGATATGAAAAGAAAGCATTAGACCATACTATTGAGAATTTCGTTGAAGGTATTAAAACAGAAGATGTTACATTGGACTATGTTTCTTCACTTCGTAATGAGGCTAAGAATCATGATAAAGGTATACAGAATAGAATAAATGATTGGATTGAACAGTCGGGGAATTAATTATGACAGAAAAGCAGCAGAAACTTGTAAATTGGATTCAGAGCAAAACAGGAGTAAGATATAACCCAAAAGATAATCTTTCTGATTACATCAATGAATGGAGACCAAAGGCGGAAGATATTGCTGAGGAAGAAAGATTAATGAGAATGGAAGATAGTTTGAATGTAGATGAGGAGATAAGGAATGGTTAAGAAGAAGTATGAAAGTTTTGATGAATATCTGTTGGATTGTGGCGGCAAATATAATTTGAAATTAAGTCCGGTTGAGATAGGATTCTTGAGCATGAGCATGTACCTTTATATCAAAGATGAATCAAACAAAGATAAAGGTATGGTAATTGCAAAATCAATTTATGGGAAGTTGAAAAAGATTGATGAGAAGATTCAGAAGGGGAAGAAATAATGAATGCAAAACCACTAACTGTTGAAAAATGCAAACACAGAAAGAATTGTTATAATTATAAGAAAGGTGATTGCCAGGGTTGCAATATCTGGAATTATCTTTATGACGCAAAGGCTATGATTGATTGGTGTAGAAAGCAGAATGAAGATGTTTCAATGTTCACACTTAGAATGCACAGAGAATTAGAAGGAGCAGAATAATGATTAATCTTGAAATGCAGAAAAAGAATTTTGAAAAGCATGTTGCTAAGTTCACAGATTTAGGAAATATTAAAATCTTGGATTTTGCAGAACCAAATACTCGTTGTTATTGTATAAGATTTCTTTTTGACGAAGATTTTTGTTGCTTACACATTACCGGTGATTTGGGTCAACTTACTGCAACTAATTACAACAATATGATTTATGAACGTTTTGGTGATTTTGTACATAATCCGTCTTATTTCATGGGTAAAATTAATTGTCATAGTAGAGATTTATTTGAATATGACGAAGATTCTGCATATAAGGAAATTGAAGAACATATAAAAGATTATGAATTAGAATTACCAGAAGATTACGAAAATATTCACGATTTTATATGTGACGTATTAGAAGATTTTTCAGATAGAAGAGGTTTATCTGAAAAAGGATATGATGTACTCAGTAAAATTGATTCAGACTGTTGGGAATATGCGTCTAGTATTGGAAAAAGAAGTACAGGAATAGTTGAATTATATTTGCTTGCTTTTGAACTTGCTACAGAACAGTTGAAGAATAAAGGAGCAGAATAATGGAAGAACCAAATTATGTTTGTTTACTTGGTGGTAAATATGTTGGAAGAGATAATGAAGGAAAGTTTACTGAAAAATATATTTCTTGTGGAGATAAAGTTTATTTGGAGTTTAACCTTGGATTTATAAATACAAATTATAATAATCCATGTGAAATAAGACTACATCGTATTAACAGTGATTCTCCACATGTTGAAAAGTTTTGTAGATGTGTTATAGATGGTAAAGGAACAGAAATCTATCTTGAACAAGAAAATATATTAAACTCGTTTAGACCGATTGTTCATAAACATATTGCTACCATGATATTTAAGAATGTTAAAGAAATGAATAAATGGTTGATTGATAAACCTGAAAATTTAATAAAAGATATTAAGGTTGGTCGGAAAGCGTTTCTTGTAATGTATATTGATAATGGAGATGATTAAATGAATTTATTTGAGAAATGGAAAGAATTTAGGAAACATTGTATTTTCAATTCGACATTACACGATGTTATTGAATTAACTTATGATTATCGGAATATTAAGTTTGAAGGAATATATCATATTCCTGAAACAAATACTTACATTAGAGTTCATAAAGGTAATTTACAAATTATGGTCAAACTTGAGAATTGGAATATGTATCTGGCTGTCGAAAGAGATTACTTGTGTGATAGTCAGGGCGGTTCTTGGTGTCACGATATGTATTGGTTGTACAACGGACATAGCTATAAGTTTAAGTATGTTTCAGATATGCCAAAAGATTTTATGTATGATTTTCAGAAAGAACTTGTAAGTAATTACGATAAGATTAAAGCTGTAATTGTTGAAAAATGGCATAACGAATATTACAAAAATTAGAAAGTAATAAGATTCTAATATTATAATTATAATGGGAAATAAAATGAATAAGTTTAAGATTATATTTTTAAGTTGTGTTGCTGTTTTAGTAATTTCAGGAATGGTATGTTGCTATTTGTTGGGTACAAGTCGTGCTAAGAAAATAGCAGTAGATTTCACAGTTGAGGAAATAGTTATTCCTGAAACAGAACCACGTTATAAACATATTCCGAGACAGTACAGTGATTATATCTGCCGTCTTTGTGATGAACTTGATGTAGACTCTGACCTTGCTGTGGCGATTCTCATGGTTGAGAATCCTGAGTACAATCCTGAAGCAATCAGTAAACCAAACTTGAATGGTACATTGGATTTAGGACTATTCCAGCTTAATGACTATTATGTGTGGACAACGTTTAAGGATAGATATTGGTTTGAGAACATAGAATTGAACCCGTTCAATTGGAAACATAATATTTATATTGCATTACATCATATTCAGTATTTACAGGATAAATTGAAAGTGGAAGAAGATGTAATTATGGCATATAACGGCGGTGAAGGTAATGTAATGAATGATACTGTAAAGCCAAGTACAAAAGTTTACTTGGCTAAGGTAAAGAATAATCTGTATTTGCTGAGAGGTGAGAAATGAGAAGATTTAAAATTCACTTATGTCAAGATAAGGGTTTTTATAATGTTTTTGCGAAAGAAAGACCGGATAAAGTTGTAGAATGTTGTTTTAATACAAATAAAGAAGCAATCTATTATACTATGGATAAATTATTAGAAGCACCTAAGAAATATGAACATGCCATCTTATTTGATAATAAGGGAAATGATTTAATTTTTATTCAGAGGTGAGATAAATGAAAGAACCAAGCTGCTATATTGAAATGAGAAGACGCAAGTTATTTGAGATTTTTGAAATGATTAAAGGATGCAGCAATGTTGTTTATGATGCCATGAATCTCAAGATGAATCTTATCATTCCTAATTCAAAACAAGATGAACTTGATATCAGTGATTTATTGTTGGCTGTTTATGACCATGCTATACAAGAAAAGAATTGTATTGAGAATATGCTGATTGTAGAGTGTACAGATGAACAGAAAGAAAAGATAAAGAAGATATTGGGAGAATAAATGATTAACGAAGAATTAGAACTTTATAATATACCAAAGAATCACAGAAGTCTTAAAGTTTGTCTGAACAATAACGAATCATTATTCGAGTTCTTAAGTCGAGAAAGAATGTCTGTACCTAAGTTCGATTTTGATATTGCTTGTAAAAAACCAGACGTTGTTGTATGGGGATTGGAAAGAGACATAGATGAATCATTAAAAGATATATTATTTCATATTAAAATGACAGATGTATATGCAGCTTATTATTTTAAGGCTGGTACGGATTGGGTAGATTACTATCGTTTTATTCTAAAGTTTAAGGATATTGATGAATTAAGGAGCGTGTTGAATGAACGGAGAAGAAAAGATAAAGAAGATGTTGGGGAAATAAATGAAAGTAGATTTAGATAAATTTTTTAACGAATGTGTTACTCCTACTCTTGCACAACTAGAATCAAAAGAAAAATTCTTTAGACCACATTTTCTTTATGCCTTATTTTCGTTTGATAAAGAAATGTTTGGTTGGGTACATTATGAATGGTATCCGTGTAATCATCCGTTAGACCCTGTGGAATATGACTGTGATTTGGTAAAAGGATTTCGGATTCTTAATGAAGGAAGTGAGGAAGCCTATGAGTGTGATAAAGACCTTGCCGAGGCACAGAAAAGATACGATTTGTATGGTGAGGGTTGTACAGGTTGGGGAGTAGACTGGAAGTTTATGGATAAGGTAATTGCAATTCCTGTAGGATTTGCTTTATATGAGAGGTTTGAATGAACGAAGAAATGGATATTGGTAAACGTGCTGAGCAAATGGTACTACAGCATTGTGCGGCTATAAATAAAGAAATCTCAGAAAATGTATTTAACAGCATTATGAATCGAGAAGTTATGAATAATACAAAAGCTGAAACATTTGAAGGAAAAGAATGTGGTAAACAGGATGATACTTTGAAAGTAAGATTTCATAGAGGTGGCCTTAAAGATTCTATGGAAACTTGTTTTGAACCAAAAGATTGGGATGACTTTATATCTCATTGTATGAAAGAGGATAAGGATATCATCATAAGTTCTATTAAATGTGAATTGTATTATGATGAGCCTGATACAAGAATTGATTGGGATGAAACATGGATGATTACAGCTAAGTTTCCGTATAATAAGAAACATGATTATCCTATTGGATTTAGTAATAGAAATATTATGGAGTTGAAGAATGTATGATGATAAGATAAGTCCTTACCGCTGTCCATTTTGTTTGACTAGACCGAGCCTTTGCACTACTGAGGCAAGTACAGGATTACAGAGTGTTGGTTGTTTGACTTGTAATTGTGCAGCTCCTGTATTCACACAGAAACATAACGAGCCAAAATGTATGCCGCTAGTAAAGTGGGATAAATGGGTAAGTGATTACAGAAGAGAACATCCAGAATGGCATAGATACACTATTTGTAAAGGTTGCATAGATTTTATGGAAAGTCAGGTTTGTCAGTGTTATGACCCTGATATTATAAGATGTCCGAAAGCAAGATATCCAGAGGAGTAAATAATATGGGAGCATTCAGATATTATTTTGGATTTTTGTACATTGTTTATCAACCAAAGAAAGGTTTTTGGAATCAGGATAAAAAGAAATATGTCTATAATATTATGAAAGCAACCTTGTATAAGAATAAGAAATGTGCAAAGGATAAAGCAAAGAAACTTGGTAGGGCACATAAAGTATTGTGCTGTAGACTTGAAGAACCTGATTGGTGGTAGAAATGTTTTTAGATTATTTTTTAAATGGCTACAAGAAAAAGAAAGGTAAAATATTCTTTATTCCAAGATGTTTTAATTGTGGTCGTAATTGTACAGAAACAGGAATAAGAAGTTTTGTATCATTTGGTACAATGACTTATTATGATATTTGTGCAGATTGTTATTGTAAGATAAATGTTGAGCAGAAGAAAAAAGACCGATATAAGAATTGGCTTGAAGGAGAAGAAGTTTTTATAACTTCGAGGGATTGCGAATGACATATAAAATAAAAGATACAATTCGTAGATTGTTACATCCTCATCCATTCAAGAATGGATTTTGGTGTCAGTTGTGTATAGTAACTGATAGTTATTATACAAAGCATCCATATCTCGGAATGTTATGGGAAACTTGGGATAGTTATGCCGGTGATGGTGATTATGGTTGGGATTACCGTTGGACAGGAAACCGTAAGACTTGGAAAGAACTGAAATGGTATAAGAAGTTCGGAATAGATGACGAAGGATTCGTTTTCATAGTTCCGTTCTTCATCGCTTATTTGTTAGTTCTTCCAGGTACGCTCTATAACATTCATAAACTGAATGAAGAGATAAAGTATTACAACGAACATTATAACAATTATTTTGAAGAAACAGATATAGAGGAAAATAAATGACAATTAATGAATACATAATAAATGCGGGTAAACAGCTATATGAAGATACTAAAGATGGATATGTTCAATATACAGTTCTTTCTTCTAAACAAATTGAAAGATTAAGAAGTGGAGAAAGTGAATTTGAAATTGGAACAGGAACTTGTCCTATTATTACAAGGAAACAATTCTTAGAGGAAGAAAAGAAATATGATAACTAAAATTGAAATAAAAAATTTCCAGTCGCATAAAAATACAGTCCTTGAATTTGACAAGGGTGTAAATGTTATTTGTGGTGAATCTGATAATGGTAAGTCAGCTGTTATCCGTGCTATTCGCTGGGTAGTAGAAAATCAGCCGCAAGGTACTGAAAAGATAAACTCAAATTGGAATGAAGATTTTAAGGAACCTCTTTCTGTAAAACTGTATACAGAGAAAGGTTATGTTGAGAGAATCCGTGATAAGAAACGAAACGGATATAACATCTGTAAGAACGGTGAAAATGAAATTGTCTTAGATGCTATTGGTAAAGGTGTACCAAAAGAAGTAACAGACTTCTTAAATGTATCTGATGTGAACTTTCAGTTTCAGTTAGACCCACCTTATCTTCTGACTAAGAGTGCAGGTGAAGCAAGTAAGTATCTTAATGAGATTGTCCACCTTGATAGTATTGATAAGATTATGTCTATTGCAGATTCTGATAAACGACAGTTATCTTCAGAACAGAAGATTGTGGAATCTGATATTAAGAAACTTGAAGAAGAATTGAAAAATGCAGAGTGGATTGATGAGGCTGATAATCTTTGTAAGCGAACAGAAAAACTGTATGAGATGGTTAATAATATTAGCACACAGACATCTGAACTTTATGACTCTATCAATAATTATGAAATCTTAGAATCTTCCAAAATGGATTTGACTGAACATAACAATTTGATTAAACAGATTGAGAATATTGTTATTCCAGACACAAAAGAACTTGAAGACAGTATATCTAATTATGATTTATATGGTAGTCAGATTGTTGATTTGAGTGAAGTTAAGAAAATCTGTTCAGACATAGATTCTATAATTATTAAAGATGATAAAGAGCTTGAAGATTCAATAAATGAATATGAGCGTTTATCTGGAGAAGTTTTACAGCTGAGTAAAGAGCAGCAAGAATTGGAAAGTCAGTTACCGAATATTTGTCCGTACTGTCATAGTCCGATTAAAAAGGAATGTTTATGTTCGTAAAAGAATTTGAGAAGTTTAAGAAAGATGTTCGAAAAACAATATTCAGTTTTTTCAAGATGGAACCAGAGGAACTTGAGGAACATATAAATGAATGTCATAAAGAATATGACCGTTTCTACGACCTCGATAGAGTTTCTTTCAGAGATGTAAGACCTGATTTGAAAGACGTTGTGATGTTATATAGGACAATGAATTATTTTAATAATATATGGATTGATTTGAATAAATTAGAAACATCAATCACAAGTATTGGAGGATTAGATGACTGAGCATGAATTTGCAGAACTTAAAAATAAAATAAAAGATAAGGAACTTCAGTCTGCAACAGCCAAAGGTAAACAGGATTCTATTATTGAGTTGTGGAAAACAAAATATGGTTGTAATACTTTGGAAGAGGCGAAGAAGAAGCTTGAAGAATTGAAGACTGAAAAATCAGATAAAGAAAAGAAACGTGATAGTTACTTTGAAAAGTTAAAAAATATAACTGATTGGGACAAACTGTAACAATCAAATATCTCCTAAAGCTAGTGCTGTAGTTCGTTGAATTGCAGCACTTTTTTATTTTATCCTTTACATAAGTTTTATTCTGTGATATATTTACATTAAGTTAAATGCTTTAGGAGGCAGATATGAAAACATTTGTTGGTGGAAAAGAAATCAAACTTTACGGAAAGAAAGAACTTTCACAGGCTTTTACAAACATCGTTCAGTCTTATCTTAATTCAGGATTTATGATTTGGATGTCAGGTTGTTCAGGTTCTCAGGGTGAAGAGATGAAAATCGATTTGTCTAACGATAATGGCAAAACTGTTTATCGAGTTTGGATGAAAGATGAGCGTCTTTATGGCGATGATGTTGAAAAGAAATTTCATTCTTATGATGTTAATGCAATGAAGATTTTTGTAAAGAAATATAACATCGAATGCAAACATCAGACATTATGGATGAGAGAAGGTGAGGAAGTTGAATGCTACACTTATTACAGAATCGATGACTATAAAGACGTCTATGTTTTTGATGAATGCGATTATGCCGATTTGATTTGGATTCATAACGAGCGACAGAGAGGCCGTTGGGACTTGAGAAAAGATTGGGAATCAATCTCTAGTGTCCCTTCAAAAGTTCTTTTGAATATTGTTCGAAAACAGAAGGGATATAAAAGTGTTGCAGCCAAAGATATTCAGTCTGTTGAACGTAGAATCAATAAAGGTTATTATAAAATTAATATTGTAAATCGTTCGTCTTTGCTGTTAGAAATTGCGAAATAAAAAAAATAATATGGCTGATTAGTTTAATCAGCCATTTACAAGATTTTTACTGTTTGTTATAATAAATTAAAATAAAACTATATCTTAGGAGTATTGATATGAAAGAAATTAAGGGTGGAGATTACGAATCTTGCAAGAACATGATTTGGAAGTTGGCTTTGGACCGTTATCACAAGAATAAGAAACGTAGACCAGACGTTGAACTTGATGATGTTCTTGGCGAGGCAATGTGTATTTATACTCAGTGCCTTGAGAACTTTGACGGTAAAAAAGGAATGAAGTTTACAACTTACCTTTATCAGAATCTTCTCGGAAGACTTGCTGATTACTATGACTTCGGTATGAGAGAAATGACTCATTATGAGGACATGAACTTTACTGATGACAGCGGCAAAGATAAGCGTTATGAAGATAACATTGTTTCTTGTGATTATAATGTTTCTGAATCAACAAAGGAACTTATTCAGACAGCTAAGGAAGAATTGTCTTACGAAGGATTCCAGGTGTTCAAGTATATAATCAGTCGTGAGTGGGAAAACTCAAGACAGAAATGTTATCCAAGAAACTCTTATATTTGTAAGAGATTCGGATATAGCCCTGAGATTACTCAGTCGATTATGTCGGAAATCAGTCACTTTTGGAATAAGATTGGCTGGCAGGTAGCATAAATTACATAAGCCCACCTTAAACGGTGGGTTTTCTGTTTAACATAAATTTCTAATATTAAGATACTATGTTTAATACAGATGATTTGACGGCTATCAATACAGATAAAGAAATTGTAACACACGTAACTTATAAAGATTTAGTACACATTAATCGAACGTTAGAAACAAGTGAGAACTACCCAGATTTTACATCTGAAAAATATCCGCACGGTTTTATTTTTTATGACTTTGAAGTTTTTAAGTTTGACTGGCTTGTAGTTCTTATCGACCCCATAGAAAAGACAAAGACTGTTATTGCAAATGACAGAGCTGCACTTCAGAAATATTTTGATAAAAACTGTAATAAGATTTGGGTAGGATATAATAACAAACATTACGATATTGCAATTCTCAAAGGTATTCTTTTGGGAATGAATCCGAAAGAGATATCGGATGAAATAATTATTCATGGTAAACAACCGTTTGAAATCAGTAAAGATTTCCGTAAGATAAAGGTATTGTCTTACGACATCATGATTCAGATTGTAAATGCTCCGTCACTTAAGACGTTTGAAGCATATATGGGAAATGATATCGAAGAGACTTCAGTTCCTTTTGATATTCAAAGACCTCTGACTAAATCGGAAATGTACATGACCATGAAATATTGTGTACATGATGTAGAGCAGACAATTGAAGTATTTAGACGAAAAATTGATGATTATAATGGAATTACAAGTATTGTAGAAATGTTTGATTTTCCTTTCGATTGGATTATCAAGACAAAGGGACAGCTTACAGCACTTGTAGTAGACTGTGAGAAACAGGAACATAATGATGAATTTGATGTAACGATTCTTCCTTGTATTCAGCTTGAGAAATATGCGTATGTTCGTGACTGGTTTGTTGAAATGACCAATCATAAAAGTTATCAGTATATGATACCTAATACACCGGAATATGCACATATTCTTAATAAAGGTGTTCAGGTAAGAAAGAAAGATAAAGGCGAAGATACTGCAAAGACAGCATTCCAAACAATGGTTGCAGGAATACCTCATCAGTTTGGATGGGGTGGTGTTCATGGTGCTGCAGATAAACCTGTTCACATTAAAGGTAAGATGTATCACCTTGATGTTACATCGTTCTATCCGAGTTTGATGATTGTGTACGAGTTGTTTACACGTAACGCAAAGAAACCATGGAAGTTCAAGGAAGTATATGATTTACGTGTTGCTTTAAAGAAAGCTGGAAAGAAGAAGGAACAGGCTCCACTTAAGATTATTTTGAACTCTCAGTATGGAATTACTAAAGCTAGAGTAAGTACTGCTTATGACCCTGTTCAGGCAAATAATATCTGTTTAAATGGACAGCTTATGCTGCTCGATTTGATTGAACATCTTGAAAAATCACTTGGAGATAAGTTCGAACTGATTCAGTCTAACACAGATGGTATTATTATTCGAATTCCTGAAGACGATGCTATGGCTGAGAGAAAGATGAAACACGTCTGTAAGGAATGGAGTATCAGAACTGGAATGGGACTTGGTGAGGATGTACTTACTAACTATGTAGCTAAGGATGTAAACAACTATATCTTCGTGTTTGATAACGGTAAACTTGAACGTAAAGGAAAGTATGTTAAAGAATTGTCTGATTTGGATAATGATTTACCGATTGTAAACAGAGCTGTTGTAGATTATATTACAAAGGATGTTCCTGTCGAAAAGACTATAAATGACAGTACAAATATGATTGATTTCCAGATGATTGTTCGTATCTCTAAAGAATATAAACTTGGCTGGCATAACGGAGAGGAACTTTCCGAGAAGACATTCCGTGTTTATGCTTCAACAGATAAAAAAGATACTTATATTGGTAAGTGTCGTGAACATGGTGGCAATCCAGATAAGTTTGCGAATACACCTGATAACTGTTTCATTTATAATAAAGACGTTAAAAATATTCCGCTGTCGATTAAACTCGATAAACAGTGGTATATAGATTTGGCAAAGAAGAGACTTACTGAGTATGGCTATGAAATGCCAAGTAAGTTTAGTTTGTTCTAATATTAAAATACTATGGGAAAAGCATACGCAAACAGAAAGAGCGAGGAATTGAGGAATAAGAATGATTTTTATGAAACGCCTTATTCACTCACTTGGAAATTACAGGAACTGAATATAATTAGCCCAGCTGCTACAATCTTAGACCCTTGCTGTGGACATTATGCTATCAGTAAATGGTTCAGAGAAAGTAATACTGTAATGGAAAGAGACCTGATGTATGGTAATGATTTCTTTGAAGATGAGTATGAGGATTTTTCTTTTGATTATGCTGTGCTTAACCCACCATTTGATTTGTTTGATGATTTTATCGTTAAGGCTAAGAGAGTAGCTAAGACTACAATAGCTATAGGCAAGACAGATTATTTCAGTTGTTATCAGCGATTAGAAAATGGATTGTGGAACGGTCTATCTGATATCTATGTTTTTAATCGTAAAGTAGACTATCAGTTTCCTATCTTTGAGGATGGTAGTTTTGGTGTAGGTAGTTTGACCACAGGATGGTTTGTGTGGGATAAAGATTACGATTCTGACCCTAAGTTGCATTTTATTGATGTTCAAGAATATGCTACTAGGGGAAGTTATGAAAGTTGGAAAAAGAAGAATAATCAGAAAATGCAGTTATTCTAATATTAAGATAGGAGTAAAATTATGGAATTGTATAACAAGTATCGACCCCAGAGTACTTCTGAGATTCTTGGTAATGAAATTGCCATCGAATCACTTAAGACGAGTATTGAACATGGGTCACATGTATTCTTGATTACGGGACCGAGCGGTTGTGGAAAAACAACACTTGCTTGTGCCATGGCTCATGATATGGGATGTGATGAACTCTCTATACATGAGATTAATGCCTCAGACGATAGAGGAATCGAAGATATACGCCGGATTAAGGAACAGTTGAGATATATGCCGTTAGATTCGGAAAAGACTGTCTATATTCTCGATGAATGTCATTCAATTACACCAGCTGCTCAGGAAGCTATGTTGAAGATGTTGGAGGATTGCCCTCAGTGGGTATATTTTTTCCTGTGTACAACAAATCCTGAAAAATTGCTTAAAACAATTCGAGACCAGCGTTGTCCACAAATTACAATGAAACCTCTTGATGATGCAACAATGCTTAAACAGTTGCGTGTCGTGTCTCATAAAGAAACTGTGAGTATGGATATTGAGATTCTTAAACAGATTGTTTCAATGTCAGAGGGTTCGTCACGTAAAGCTCTTCAGTTACTAAATGGTATTATTTATCTTGAGAACGATGATAAACGTAGACAGTATCTTAAAGAAAAAGAGTTTGGTGAAGAAAATCAGGATGTGATTGAACTTTGTCGAGCACTTATTGCTAATAAAGGTTGGGATGCTTATATGGAATGTCTTGAAAAGGCAAAAGATGACCTTAAGGCAAATCCTGAAAGTGTACGATTCCTTGTAATGAGTTATGCACGTTCTATTCTTAAGAAAGGATTAAACATCAGAGCAGCGGCAATGCTTAAGGCATTCAGTGGAGTAGATACTTGGAGAAATAAAGAATATGCAATTTATGAAGGTCTTATCGACTTCATGGAACTGACAGGAGAGTAAGTTGACATTGCATGATTATCTTAATGAACAGGAAATAATCTCGGCTATGTCTGAGATTATGGAACTTCATAATACTTGTAATGCATTTCGTACTGACAGAGACCAATTAATTGAAATCTTAAATGTATACTTCAATACAAATAATGTTTCAATGGTTCGAGTTCTAACAGACCTGTTAGATTCAAAAGGTTACGCTATTTATGACCAAGATGAAGTTATTCATATTCTTGTCAAATACTTTGGTATTCCAAAGGTTGAAATAAAACACAAACAAAAGGAGCAAAATGCTATGTATGAAGAAGATTTTCCAGTAAAGAAAATTGCAAAATGGGTTGTTATCGGACTTATCGGATTGTTTGTCCTGATAACATGTATTAATTCTTGTTCTGTAGTTCAGCAGAGAGAAAGAGGTGTATTGTATCAGTTTGGTGTAGCAAAACAGGTTGTTGAACCAGGACTTACATTCAAAGCACCTTTCATTCAGAAAGTAAAGAAGTACAGTATTGCACCAAGAACATTCGAAGTAACATTTCCTGTAGGTTCACAGGGTGCTATCACAAAAGATATGCAGACTGTAGGAACTACCGTAAATGTAAAGTATGCTTTTGATGAAAATAAGATTATGGATGTTGCTACACGATATGGAGATTCTGTGGTTGAATCGGCTATGAAATCAAACGTTATGGCATCTGTAAAAGAGGTTGTTGGTACTTATTCAATCTATGAACTTGTTGAAAAACAGCCAGAAGTAACATCTAAGGTTGCAAGTGCAATTCTTAGTCGTATGGCAGATTATCCAATTCTTATTAGCCAGACTACTATTACCAACTGGGACTGGTCAGACGACTTTGACCGCCAGATTAAGGAAACGGCCAATCGTACTCAGCAGGTAAAACAAGCAGAACAGGAAGCTAATATTGCTGAGGCTCAGGCACAGAAGAAAGTAAAAGAGGCAGAGGCAAATAGACAAGCGGCTGAACTCGATGCACAGGCTGAAATCGCAAAAGCAAAGGGTGAGGCTGAATCTAAGAAGATTAAGGCAGATGCAGACGCTTATGAGGCTAGACAGATTGCCGCAAATCAACAGGCTTATCAGAGACAATGGGATTATGAGATTCAGATGGAACGTGCTAAACATTGGAATGGTAAAGAAGTTCCTGATGCAGCTTACATAGTTCCTGGTACAGGTGCGGTAGTACCTCTTACAAGTAAATAAAAATATTACAGGGCGACTAATTTATCTTAGCTGATGAGGTGGTCTTAATGGAGCTTAAGTGTACTCCAGCCCTATTTTTTAATTAGGAGAAATAACAATGGAAGAATTTGTGGAAGAATCTGTAGATGTTTGTGAAAATCCAAATCCAATTAAATCACGTGTGATGGGTGCTTGTAAAAAAGAATTTACAGCCGAAGATTTTGAGAAACGTTTTCGAAAAGAACTCATAGATGATATCGAATCTTACAATAAAGAAAAAGAAAATAAAAAGATTGCAGAAGAAATTCAGGAAAGAGTTGGAAAAGAAATGCTTAAAAAGTATTTTCCAAATGGTATCCCTGAAGATGCTCCGTATTATATTTTTGATAAACTTGGTGTAAAACGAGACAATTTTCAACTTCGAAAACGTATTCGTAATAGTTTTAATCTTTCAGAAGAAGAATTAAGAAAACTCCAAAACAGAGGTAAAGAGATTCAAGACCGTCAGCATCAGATTATTGGGTATTTCTTTGATGAAAAGACATATAAAGATTTACGTGATAAAAATCTTACAGGTTCTTTGGTATCTGAATATAAGAAATTAGAAGGACTTAAATCAGCTTTACTTGACCGTCTACAGGCGGCTTACAATAAACGATGGTGTGATGATGCTACATTTAGTTCTGTGTTTTCTGAAGAGGGAGAACACGATACTTATGATGTAAATCATAGATTCTAAAAGGAGAATAATTATGGCAACTCTACCAAATAATATTTATAATTTTGATAGTCTTTACAATGCACTTGATTTCATTAAGCCGCTTATTGTTGAAGATTATCCTGTAGTGATACAAAAGATTTATGGTGAAACTTTATTTCCAACAATGGAACATAGATGTACAGGCTTTCGAGTAGAAGTTGGACCTAAGGGTGAGGAAGTTAAAGTTTATCTTCCGAATGATAAGGCAGAATCGGATAAAGGTTGTGTGTTTGTGAATAAGGAGAAAGAATAATGGAAATGATAAAGAATGAATTTGGTGAAGATTGGGTTAAAATCGAAGATGATGATATAATCCGTCAGTTCAATCACTGTCTTAATGGAACAGATGATTTATCAACAAGTTATGTTGCAGGAGTTCCTTCACCTGAAGAGATTGGTAAGCCGCATTATGTTTGGGGTATTCACGGTGGTAAGAATGGTGGTGGTAAATGGATTATCTATATGCTCGATTTGACTAATATTGTTGTCAAACTTATGGAGATATTCAATAAGGTTTCAATCCTTAGTATCAACACAGATATTCCAGATGATGTATTTGATGTAAGAATTGTATGTGGAGACAGAAAGATTGACTAACCCTTCTTCATTTTTTGATAAGCGAAAGTAAGTTTTTGTCGTTGCTCATCAGTTAGTTCTTTAGTTTGAAGGATTAACTGATGAAGTTTTCTGTGGTGGTGGAAAGAAACCTTAATCATATTTCTTTCATCATCATTTCCACCGCAACATCTTGGACAGATATGATGAACTTGATAATCCTTTAATCCAGAATCTAACGTGCTGAAATTATTAATAAAATGGATATAAGAGTGAGCAAACTTAATTTTATAAGTATCTCGAAGAAAAACATATAATTCCTTATCTGTCATGTAAAAATATTTAACTTTTTTCTTAATTATCCTTTACAAAATATATTTTATTTAGTATTATAATTATATAAATTAAAACATTGCTTTAGGAGGCAAGTTATGGAAAAGATTACAGTAGGTCAGTTTTTAGAGTTCACAAATTATTATGTTCCTGTTTATATCGAAGATGAGTTTCAGAGATATGACAGTAAGTTTGGAAAGGATGTAGGTTCACTTTTTTTGAAAATATCTGATAAACAGAGAGGTTGTCCAATTGATTACATTAGAAATGTTGATGGTGGACATTTTAGTGATGATACAAAGATTCAGAGAGCAATTGTTCTTGGTATCGGAATTGAAAACTACGAAAAGTATTTTGGTAAGGAGTAAGGACTATGATTAAAGACGGTAAATTTGTTTGTTCTGATTTCCCACCGTATAAAATCAAGTGGGGATTATTGAATCCTGAAAGTGAAAAGAAGATTAAGGAATGGTTTGAGGATAATGTCATTAATCTTTGTTCTAATGTTATGATTGAGATAGAGAACACTAAGAAATGTCGTTCATTTATTGATTCTTTTGTGAATGAAGTTTATGACCAAATTCATCAAGTTGGATATGAAGAAGGTTATGATTCTGCTGAATGTGATAATGAAGGAGAAGGTTTATGAATAAACCACATTTACCTACACGTGAAGAAGTTTGGTGCGTTTATTGGGGTGATTTTTCAGAAAATTATTATATTTGCCCTGATAAAGAAGATGGAACTTTAGACGATGTTTGTTTTAGAGGTTCTGAAAAAGAATGTGAGGAATGGTTTAATAAACATTATATTGCAGAGGAGTAAGTTATGATTAGTGTTGATAAGTGTAAAGATACAGACAGACGTTGCCAAGTTTGTCTTGCTACCAATAATTCAGTATTGTCTGAAATGGATATAGCTATGGGTGTAAAATCTGTAAAAGAATGCTATGAACTTCTTATTGGACAAGGTAATTGTCATATGCAGATTATCCTTTGCAAGGACTGTTTGAAAGAATTGAATATGTTGTCAAGTGCAATACTTGAAAGGGATAAGGAGTAATTTATGGAAGTAACATTTGAATTGACACAAGAAATGATTGAAAATGAACTTTTGAGTGTTTATTATAATAAATTTGCATTTGATAGTTTTGGCTGCTATATAAAAAGTCCTTTAGGTTGTAATTTTATAAAACATCTTAATTGTGATTATGAAATGAGAGATTATTGGATAGAAAAAACAAATCCTCTTAAAATACACTCTATTGATATCTTTGAAACACCTTTTGGAAAATATGCATTGGTAAATTATGCAGACCAACAAAATATTTCAAACGGTGGCGTTTTTAAGTTAACAAATAATAAAGGTAGGAAATGTTTCAAATATATTGGATGCCGTTATGATATAATGTGGATGTAAAAGGAGTAAGATTATGGAAAAAGGAAAATGGATATTTTTGGTAGATAAATTACCAACGGAAGTTGCACCACCTGCTATGTCGATTCATTATGCTGTACCTTGGCCAATGGAAAATACTTTTATGGACGAGACATTTGGGAAGAGAGTAAAGAAACTTCGTAAATTACTTAAACGTTGTGCATACATTGATGAAGAGGAACTTGAGAACACAAAAGATGAAAACTTATGGAGATTTCTCAGTAATCTTGACGTTTATTCTTTCGTTGAAGATAACGATGATTCTTTACTTGAACCTCTTTCTGAATCAAGTGGTTTTGGTCGTCCTAATGATTACCGCAGACTTAAAGCTGCTATGCAGATAAAGTTTGCAGGTGAAAACATCCGTGTATTTCCTGAAGAGTTTAGTGAAGTATCTCTTGATAAGATGAAAGAATATATGGAGTTTTATCAGTTTCATCCAATGGACCTTTGGAACGGACTTGGTGTAAAACCAACAGACCCTGATGAAAAGTTTATATTTGAGGCAGCACTTCTTGATGGTTGCACAGAGTATCAGGCAAACAATATTGTAAACGGTGGAGATATAGATTCTGTAGATGACTTCCCTGCACCGCTTGGTTGGTATGAATGTCCTATGGAATATGGTTTATATTTCTTTTCAGAAGAAGATATGAAACCAAGATACAAAGAAACTGCATAGATTCTAATATTATAACAAGGAGTAAATTATGAAGAAGTTATTTGCAACATTATTAATTATGTTCACAGTTTCATTCTGTTTTGCAAGACAGAGATGTGAATATTATCGTTACAACTTCAGTATCAATGTAGCATCAGAAGCTAAGAAAACACTTGATGAATTAATCTCAAAAGGTAAAAAGATTATCTCATTCAGTTTGGACTATCAGCAGAAATGTATGGTAGTTGTATTTGAGGAGTAAATTATGGATATTAAATCAGATGTAGAAGTAGACCAGTATCACCTCGAAAGTGAATGTATCACAATGTCTTCCACCTATTACAATTATGCTGATATGGCACGAGAGGCTAAGGCACTTGTATCAGAAAAGGCAGATGCACTCAAAGTAATTCAGGCAGAACGTAATATTGCAATTCGTGAAAACTGTTCTAATGAGGGTAAACGAGTAACAGAAGGCATTATTACTTCAATGGTTCAGTGTGACCCTGAAGTAGTACAGGCTATGAAAGAGCTGCGAGATGCCAATGCAACATTTGAGCGTATCAGTGTTGGTGTAAAGGCACTTGAGATTAAGAAGTCTGAGTTGGATAATCTTGTAAAACTTCGTTGTAATGGTAACTATATAGAAAACGTAGCAAGACCAACACAGGAGATTAAAGATGAGACAATCAGTCATTTCAATCAGAGAACACAGACACCACTTCCACAGAGAGGTGAATAGGTTATGAGTAAGAAATCTATTTGGGAAAAGATTGATGAGAGTGAATCATTCCAGACATTTTTTATCGTTGTTATGGTTATGTTGTGTATAACTTTCTTCTCGGGTTTAGTATTTTTGGGAATAAAATTACTTAGTGTTATTTAAGGAGATTGAAAATGAATAAACCTACAGAAAGAAGAAAACATTTTGAAGTGTTCTACAAATATCTTAAAGACGGTAAAGATTTTGAAAAACTGTCTGTTAGAGAATTATTGTGGAAAGTTTATAATCAGGCTTGTGCTGATTGTGGACAGGATTGTTCTGAAATAAGTATTGAAGAAACACAGAAGATTATCGAAGACCAGATGTTCTTTGATTTTATCTCTGACTGTTTAATTCATCCTTATAGTACCAAACCAATTCAAAGAAATGATTATGCTAAGGTTACATTCTGTGAACCGGATAAGTGTGTAGGATTTCCTGATAGAATGGAAGAAATGGATTGTGAACATTGTGAGCATACAAGAATCATTAATCTTTCAAAACTTTGTGGCATTGAATCTGACGAAAAGATTAACGATAAGATTCTTACAGCAGATGAAGTAAAAGAACTTTCAAAGGCAATCGCTAAGGGGAATGAATAATGGGATTCAGGTTTGTATTTGATTTGGAAGATGTTATTACACTGTTGGTTTGTCTTGGATTTGTAATTTTCTTTACCATTTTGTGGATTAGAGTAATTATCTCATCTAAGATTGAAAAGTTAAAAGCCTATAAAAAGACACTTAAAGAAAACAAAGATAAGATACAGAAAGGTATTCCACCTGAGAAGAAACCATTGTCGTTCTGTTCAAATAAAGTTTGGCATAATGGAACTTATCGTAACGGTAAGTTTTGGATTGTAGGAGATTCTACCAAGACACCTTATGATGCTACAATGTGGTATTTGTTGTAAATCTGTTTAACCGTTAATTCTATTATTATAGTTATAAACAATTAAAGCGTATAGCCTAAGGGCAAGGAGAAGCTAATTTATGTTTAACAAAAAACCAATGTCTCAGACAGCACTTAATCTGGGAAGAGATGAGAACGGTAACGCTAATGGCGGTGCCGCTAATTACAAATCAACTTTTGATATTTCAAAGGTTGCAGATGGAAAGAGTGGACTTGAAAAATACAAGCCGCATCTTGGTGAGAATAAGATTGATGTTATTCCGTTTAATGCCGGTCCTAATCATCCGTTTGTAGTAACTGGTCAGTGTGAAGAGGGTGAAACTGTTTATTCTCTTGATTACTATGTACACAAAGGAATCGGACCTGCAAAACAGGATTTTGTATGTCTTAAACAGTATGGTCAGCATTGTCCGCTTTGTGATGAAAGTTATAGATTGTATAAAGCAGCTACAACAAAAGAAGAAAAGGATGCCGCTACAGCTGTTCGTAATAAAAGACGTTGTATTTATATTGTTCATGACCTTCTTGACGGTAAGTATTATTACTACGATGTTGCTTGGTTTAGTTTTGAGAAACTTGTAAATTCACGTGCTTCACTTCGTAATGACCCTACAACAGGTGCTCCAGTTAATCCGTTTGATTGGGAAACAGGAAAGACAATTTGTTTCATGACAAAGAAGGATAAGTATCAGGGAAGTGAATTCAATAAGATTGATGAAGGTTCTTTTGACCTTATCGACCGTGCTCCACTTTCAGATGAAGTTCTTAATCATTCCGTAGATTTGTCTGCAGGTTTAATTATGGATACTGAAGATGATATGGATGCAGCTCTTTGTGGTAAACCTGTAACATCTCAGAAAGCACAGTCTACACCAGCTCAGTCGACACAGAATACTACAGCTCAGACAACATCACAGTCAACACAGAGTGCTCCAACTCAGACACAGGCAGCACCTGCACAGGCTCAGACACCGACAGAAAATCTTGCAAACCAGGCAATGGCTGCGGCACAGTCTACATCACAGCCTTCATTTGACAATATGCAGAAAGTTGAAACATCTGATGCAGGTAATGGCTCTAATTGTCCATTTGGTCACAATTGGGGTGAAGCTGACGGATATGGCGAATGTGCAACCTGTAAAGTTTGGGATAAGTGTGTTGAAGCTCAGAACTAATCATCACATCCAATAAATCGGGACAGGAAGAAGGTGGGTATATTATTCCGCCTTCTTTTTTGTGTTAAAAGGAGTTCTATATGAATCAGAAAGATATGGTAGCGAAATGCAAGGAGAGAGGATTTGACGTAACATCTCCATTAATTTACAGACAGGGAAAGATTCATGGTTTTCTTATCCGTAATGGTAAAGACGGTCGTGAACGTTATGATGTAAATGAAAAGAAGTTTTACGAATGGTTGGATAATCTTACTGTAAGTGATGATTACCTTCCTGTTGGTGAAACGGCTCGTAAATACAATATCCCATATTCAGGACTGAAGTATCAGCTGCAGAAAGAAAACTGTGAAATGAAGAAAATGGGAATTGTGAAGGGAGGTCTACTTTATGCAAAACGAACAGACATTGAAAGAGCTGTCGCTCAATATAGTAGACGGACTAAAAAATAGGAGAACAAATATGAAGTTTAATAGACCATATTTTAAGACAGGCGTAAAACTTATTGACCTTGTTATGGGTGGTGAAAAAGGTGTTTATGGAAATCCAGCAGGTCGTATTTTGAATGTTGTTGGTGATAAATCTTCCGGTAAAACATTCATCAATAATGAAATTATTGCCAATGCTCATTGGACTTATGGTGATAAGTTTAGGTGGATGTATGCGGATTGTGAACACGGATATTCTTTTGATACTCGGACACTTTATGGCATGGATATTTGTACTGAAGAAAGTGATAAACCTGAAACAGTAGAAGAAGCCTTTTATCGTTTGTGGAAGTTCTGTGATTCACTTGAAAAAGATGAATTTGGAGTTTATGTAATCGACTCTCTTGATGCTCTCACATCTGAGGAACAGGATAAACGAGTAGAAGAAAGAATTGCCGCAATGGATAAGGGTAAGACTTATGACAAAGGAACTATGGGAATGGGTAAGGCAAAATATCTTTCTCAGGAGTTCTTTGCTCAGCTTTGTAAAAAACTTGAGAAATATAATGTACTTCTCGTAATCGTTTCTCAGATTCGTGAGAATGTAGACCCATTCAGTTTTGAGAAATATGACCGTGCCGGTGGTAAAGCAATGGATTTCTATTGTTTCATGGTTATATGGCTTGCAACTGCTAAAAAATATGAATATGAAGAGGGAGACCGTAAGGTTGTTCTTGGCGGTACAAATAAACTTAAAGTAACCAAAGGTAAAGTACCTCGTCCATATCGTGAGTGTTTCTATACATATTATTTCAATTACGGAATTGATAATGTTGAAACAGGAGTTGATTATCTGTTTGACTGTCGTACTAAAACAGGTGATATCTCTGCTCCTGCAGCGAAATGCTGTGCTTGGGAACAAGACCCTAATAAGAAACCTATGGTTGGTCCTGATGTACGACAGTGGCTTATTGATAATAAATGGTATGACGCTTATCGTGAGACACTTTCTGAGGGTGAAAGATTTAATATGCTTACAGCAATGCCGTTTATTAAATCTGACCCTGAGAAAAAGGAATTGTTCGATAAGACATTTGCACTTGCTATGGATAGGGCATCTCTTATCAGATATATTCGTGAGAATGACCTTGAGGACGAACTTAACAGACGTGTTGAGGAGAAATGGGAAAATTTTGAAGATGAGGCAGCAAAACATACACCAGCCGTTAGCGGTGGTAAATATGCCAAGTATTATGCAAATCAGCCAATGTCTACAGATGAGGATGTCATAATCTAATATTATATATTAGATGAGGGTCACATACTTCCCCTCAGACATAATTTGCTCCTACATTTTATGTTACCTGCTAGAGGATGTAGTTCTAGCAGGTATTTTTTTATAACTTAATTGTATCTTTAGATTATTTTTGTAATATAAATTAAGTTATATTATATATTATTTATAATGATTAAAGCTTATGAATACAGAATATATCTAACACCTCAGCAAGAAGAACTGTTTAATCAAACATTAGGTCTTTGCAGATTGTATTGGAATATAGTTGTATTTAATAAAAATCAAAATCATGATATGGAGATTGAGGGTTATAAACCTACCTTTCAGAAATATAAACCTGAAGCATTAGAATGGGTAAAAAATGTTGACTCTACACCTTTAGCTCAAATGTGGTCAGATATTAGAAAAGCTTATCATAATTTTCTCATGTCTTATAAGGGTGAAAGAAAAGGTAAGTTTTCAAATCTACCTAAATTCAAAAGTAAGAAAAATCCAAAAGATAGTTTTAGATATTCTTGTTTATGTACATATCCAAGAATAAATAAGAATGGATTATTTATATCTCGAAAAATAGGTTATCTTGATATACGAGCAGGTTGTAGATTCTGTGAAGGTAAATGGAAGAATATAACATTTAGAAGAACTGCCACAGGAAAATGGTTTGTAAAAATCTGTGTAGAAAAGAAAGATGAACCTAAAATACATAATGGAAAAGCAATAGGGATTGATTGGAATTGTGATGATAACGACTTTATCTCAATGTCTGACGGTACGAAAATCAAGTGTCCAAGATTTTTGAGAAAGAGGGAAAAACAGTTAGCACACTACCAAAGAGAACTTGCAAGAAAGTTTGTTAAAGGTAAAGAAATTCAATCAAACAATTATTATAAAACCAAAATGAAAGTTGCTAAGTTACATGAAAAAGTATCTTGGCAACGGAAAGATTGGTTGCATAAAGTTAGTAGGGATTTAGCCAACAAGTATGAATATGTGATTGTAGAGAACATTAATCTGCAAAATATGGCAGAGAATCTTAATCATGGAAAAGCTGTTGGAGACCAGGGTTTTGGTATGTTAAGGAATATGCTTGCATACAAAACAACATTAATTAAAGTTTCTGCTAAGAATACGTCTAAGACTTGCTTTGATTGTGGATATGTTAATCCTAAAGTAGTCTTAGGTGTAAAGAAATGGGTATGTCCTGTTTGTGGTGTAAATCACGACAGAGATATAAATGCTGCCAAAAACATCTTGTATAAAGGTGTGACTAGTCTTGGCATAGTAGGAAGGGAACCATCCGAAATTAGAAATGCTTCTGGAGAACCACGCTGTTCTGTGAAGGAAGAAAGTGAATTAACATCTAACTGATTTTAAGTTAGTAATTAATTCAACATTTTAATAAATGTGTTCAATTGCTCCTAAAAATTATAAATAGCAAGTTTCTTTTTAAGGAGAATGAATGACTAGGGCTGAACAGAAAAAAGAAAAATTGAAAAGGGAAAAGGACTTTATCGAATCGTGTAAAGGTAAAGCACTTAATCAACAAGAGAAATCTAAGTTCCGTGAAACTACTGTATGGAAAGAGTTCCGTAATTTTTTCAAGGGACAGGTAGACCCTATCACGTTAAAGAAATTACCAAAGAGATTCAATCTCCATCATATGTGCTTAAATCCTTCAGAGTATATAATTTTGAAGAAAGACAGGTTCGTTCCTTTGAATGGAACAACGCACGATATTGTTCATTATCTGTATGGATATTATCGAAAGGACAAAGATGTACTTAAACGTCTGAAACGTATATTAGACCGTATGATTGAAATCAATGATGGTAAAGATATCTGTGATTATAAGAAAGAGTTAAATAAAAAATCCAAGTAGTAAATTTTCTGTTCGTTTTAATATTCTATTATTATAACGAGGAGTAAAATTATGAATAAGAATCTGTTTAAGGCACAGAAAGATTATATCTGTGAACATTGCCGTAAGATTATACATGAGGGTGAACAGTACGCTGATTATTCGTACAATACCAAACAGGCTGACGGTATAAGTTGGCATCATTATAGGTATCATCTTGAGTGCGATAACCGTGAAAAAGTTGAAAAGGTTCCTGAACCACCAAAGGATGGAAGAGCTTTATATGAACGTATTCAGGATAAACTGAATAAAGAGGGTGCGTTTCCTATGGCCAATAAAGATAACATCAAACTTTGGGTGTGTGGAATTGTTTATGAAGAAGAAGGACCAAAGTATGTGATGTGTCGTGATTGGGTTGATAGAAAAGCATACTTTGTATCTATGAATACAGCAAAAAGTTTTCACGATTATAATGGGGAGAAGATTTAGATATTTTTATGAGGTGACGTTATGAGTAGTAGTGCAATGTGGTACAAGAAAGGTAATTTTTATGAAGTACCAACAACACATATTGATTTTTTCTTACAGAATCCTGAATTGCTTGGTTTTACTCAGGAAGAGAAAGAGCAGCTTTGCATAGAAAATGGTATTCCTGCAGATGCAACAACATGGTTAGATACATCTCAGGAACGTACAGATATTCTTCTTGATGTTCTTAAACGTGGTGCAATCCGTATTCGTTTTTATGGCGGTAAAACATCTGTTCAGTGCTATGACCATAACAACAAAATGAATTATAGAGAACTTCAGAACTGTATTATTGACGGTCTCGGTAAGTGTTTTGGAAGTATCATTACTGTTATGGACACTCTTGGTTGGGGTGAAATGCTTAACGATATGGGATGGGGTATGCAGATTAAAGATTTTATCTCATCTTCTGTACATAAGCCACGGTGGAATTATTTTAATCCGATAAAAGAGAACGGATATGACAGAAATAACACCAGCTTAAATAGTGTATTCAAGAAAGGTAACATTAGTGATTGTGTTGTAAACGGTAAGTATGTTTCTATATCTAAACTTATAGAATCGAATATTAGATTGTATGACCTGATTAAAGGTAAACATGCTGAGAAAGGATATTGTATTGTTTCCGCCTGTCGTGGAGATAAAACACGTGTTGAAAATAATGCAAGGACAAAACAATTAGCTGCTGATATAAAATCTGCCGGATATTCATATATGCCTGTTTATGGCGGATATATTGAAGATGATAATGGTGAAGTTCTTGAAGCAAGTTTTGTAATCTTTAATTACGATAACCGTGGTAACAGTGGTGACTTTAATGATTTGAAATCATTTGCAATTGATATGTGCGATAAATATAATCAGGATTCTATTCTGATTTGTGAGCCTGGAAGTGTACCGACATATTATGACCGTAACGGACAGATTGTTTCAGACCCTTCAAAGTCTTCAGACAAGGTAAAAGTAAATGATAAGAATGAGCCTTATTTTACAAAGTTTAAGAATAAGAGCAAACAGTTTACTTATGACATCGCTTTTCCTGATGAAGATAATGAACTCACTTCTTCACTTGCTAGGATTCTTTCAGGTTATGATTATCTGAGAAAAAGACCTATGACTTATGGAGAGCGACATCGCAGATGGAGCTATGGTGAAGTGTTTGTTTAGTTTATATATTTATTATAAATTATTTAAGTGAGGAAATATATGAATATTAAACCTATTACTTTACAAGATGCTGAAGAAGCATACGATAGTGTGAAAGATAATGGAAATCCAAGTCAAGGTGATATAACATATTGTAAAGAATTATGCCGATTTGATGATGGAAAGGCTCTTTTTTTCTGTGCTGGTACCCTTTATGATGGGGATTCTTTCGACCATTATTGTCGTCTCGGAATTGAAAATCCAAATGCTGTTCTTGCAGATTTTGAATTTGATTATGCAATGCCTTGGGACTCTAATAACGAATATGGTGATGTTGTTGATACAGAAATTAGTCTTCCAATTACTCAATCAGATGTGGACTGGTTAAATAAAGAGGCTAATGATATTGTAAAGGGATATGAAAGTGGTGAACTTGTTGTTAATTCACGTAAATCACTTAAATCTTCAGAAGATAAAGAGAAATATTGGGGTGCTTTTGGTGAAAATGGTTGTGTAGATTTTCTTACACGTAAAGAGTTCATTGAGAGATTTGGTGAAGAACCAAAAGATGAAGATGCACTTGATTATGTAGATTCAGGTTGTCACGGCAAAGATAAGAAAGATAAAAAGAAGAAACCTGTAAAATCATCAATGTCTGTAGAGGAACTTCCGAGAGAAGCACTTCAGGAACTTAAACAGCGTTATTATGCTGAGAAGTATGATGAAGACTTGTCTTACGGTGAACTTGCCGATATCGATAACATTGTAAGTGATGAAGAAGTGTTCGATGAATACGGCGGAACTTCATTTACCGAGGATGATTTTTTCTGTCTCGCTAATTCACGTAAAGCTGTAAAGTCTTCAATGCCAGGAAAAGAAAAAGGTATTCAGGCAATTATGGATGAATACGGCTGTACTCGTGAAGAGGCTATCGAGATTATGAATGAAGAGATTCAGAGTTCTCGTAAGGCTGTTAAATCTGGTTTGTACGATGAAGCAAATGCTTTTGACCCTAAAGATTACGATTTTGGTAAGGTTTATAATTTTATTTATGACAAGTATTCTAAACGTATCGATAGAGAATTGAACGATTTGCTTTATAATATTCAAGAAGAACTTGGAATTACTACCGGAGATACTTTTTATGATGATAATGTAGAACAGTGTATTAAGAAATTAGTTGAAATCCTCGCAGACCAGTATGGTAATAGAAGTTAGACATTTTAGACATTCTGTTTAGACATTTTTAGACATCGCTCCGAAAGAGCGATGTTTTTTTGTTTAACAAGAAATTCTAATATTAAAGTATAAAATAATTTAAGGAGTAAATTAGTATGAAAATAAACCGTAACAGTTTAATTTCAGACCTGAACAAGGTTATGCCTGGTATTTCAACAGGTACAAGCGTTATTGACGGTGCAGATACCGTAGTTTTCAATAACGGTCACATCTATTCCTATAATGCCGCAATTTCTGTTGATGTTACTGAAAGTACAGAAACAGGACTTAAAGGTGTTGTAAAGGGAGTTGATTTTTACAATTGTCTTAACAAACTTATCTCAGAAGAGATTGAGGTTGAGACTACAGAAAAAGAATGGATTATCAAAGACGGTAAGATTAAAGTATCTATGACACTTCTTCCGTCAGGTAACATCTTCGAACGTTTCAAGTCACTTACACCAACAGAATCTTGGATTGATATTGACGGTGAAGACTTTAATAAGGCTCTTACAATCTGTAACATGCCGAAGAACAGTACAAAGTTTGCCGGTGTTTATGTAAATAAGAACGAGTTCATTTCAACCGATTCTTATCTGTTCAACCGTTATGTAGCAAAGAACGAATACCCTTCATTCTTTATCAGTAATGATGCTGTTACTCAGCTTATCAAGTGGACAGATTTCACAGCTATTGAGATGAATAAGAATTGGGTACAGTTCAAATCAAAGAACGGTGCTATTTTCTCAGTAAGAAGTCTTGCTCTTGAAGCTTTCCCTTACAAAAGAATCTCAGGTGCAATTAACGGATATCTTACTCTCGATAGTGTACTTGAATCATCATTCACACCTGAGTTCTATAATGCCGTAGAACGTGCCTCAACATTCTCTAAGGAAGATGAAGGACACGAAGTAATTGATATGAGCATTACAAAGGACGGATGTAAGATTAAGTCTGAACGTGTTTCGGGTGCTTATGAAGAGGAAGTATCTGATATCAAGTCGGCTGATGTAGATTTCAATCTTGAACTTGATATCAATATGATTCGCAGCTGTAAGGCACATTTTGATGTATTCAAACTGGTTGAACGTCAGACAGAAAAGGGAGTTGCAAGACTTGTAATCCTTTCTAAGGATTCATCACTCAAGATTTTCTCTGCTATCTCGTAATAAGTCGAACATGTAGTTTAATCGCACAGGAGTAACATCTTGTGCGATTTTTTTTATCTAAAATCCTTTACATAAGTTTTATTCTGTGATATATTTACATTAAGTTAAATGCTTTAGGAGGCATGAATATGAATGAGAAGATTATCGCAAGAATCAACAAACTGATGGCTCTTACACAGAGTTCAAATGAAAACGAAAGTGCTAAGGCTGCAGAGATGGCACTTAAACTCATGGAAGAGAACGGTATTTCTACAAAGGATTTGGATATCGCTAATCTCGAAGCTGACCTCGGTCCTATTGATAGAGAGGCACTTAATGAAAGTACATATATTTCTGCTTGGGAAAAGAATCTTGCTTATACAATCGCACAGTATTTTAACTGTGTTACATATATTCAGAACAGCTATAGCTATAAGAATTGGAAAAAGAGAAAGATGTACGCTATGGGTTTCGTAGGACACGAATCAAACCGTATTACAGCTATGACAATGTATGAATGGCTCAGAAAGGCAATCAATCGTGAAGCACGCCAGAAGTTTACACAGTATGCAAATCAGATGTCGTTCTGTTTGGGTGCCGCTAATGCAATCGGACAGAAATACGCTGAAGTGAAGAAAGACGAATCTAACGAAGCTGGATTGGTTATTTATGATGAAGTTCAGAATTGGATTGATAACCACATGAATATGAAAGAGGGAAAAGCAAGCAGAAGTTTGTCTGTTAGTTCAGCAGCTTACAATGCAGGTAAGGTTGCTGGTGGAAATTACTCACTCAATCGTCAGTTCGGATTAAAGGCTATCGGTTGCTAAAATCCTTTACATTAAAATATTTCTCATATTATAATAAATAAAGACTGTAGGTACTACGAATACCTACGGTCTTCTAAACACTAACGATAAAATTTGTTAAAGGGCAATTCAATAAACCAAAAAGAATAGTTATATATTTTATATTACTGTATTTATGGAGATGTAAAATATGAGTCAGCATAATGTTTGGATTAAAGGTTCTTTTTTTAGTACCAAAAATTATTTTGATGTTACAGGAGACTGCCAAAAAGTTATAAAGTCTTCTGTGTATAAGACTCAAGATAATGTTGCACAGGGATATAAACCTAATTGTGAGGGTAATGGAATTCTTTATTCGTGGAAAAATAAACCTTTAGCGTATTGGGATATTCCTACGCTGAATAATATGATATTCAGTAAACATCTTTGGGAGTCTATTCACGAGAATCCTTTCATCAAGGCAGCTCTTGATAATCATTGTTTTTGGGGTGAAGACCAACATAGAGACGATTCTGAAATACATTTGAAAGATGTTGCTATTCGTGTAAATGATTTTCATTGCGATGAACGCAATATGGTACTTGGAGATATTGATTTAATGGACACTGAATCCGGTTTAGCTATTTATTCACTTGCTAAGACAGGTGCTATCGGTAATAGTTCACGTGGATTTGGTGATTTGGATGATATTGGAAATGGACTTACAAATGTACGAGAAGATACCTATATGGCTGTATCGTGGGATTGCGTGGGATTCCCAGCATGTCCACCCTGTATGTCCATGTACACTGTAGATAACGCTCCCGACCTTACGCAATCTGTAATCGACCTTGAGAATGGTCTTCGTGAACAGATTACTTCTGCAATAGAAGAAGCATATCAGAAAAATCCTACAAATGACTGGATTGCTGCAATGTTCAATAGTCTTCATCTTGCAGATAAATCAAAGACATTTGTACTTAATGAGAAGAGCGTATCTAATGCGTTTAAGAAAACATATCCAAGCAACAACAAGATTGCAAGTTCGTTTAAGAGAGGTAAATAATTATGGCTGTATACGATAAGAATGGAAGAATGATTAAATCATCGTTTGATGATAACAATAGAATTTATCAGTGTCAGTTTGATTATATTATCACTGATGGTAGTAGTGTTGAAGAAGCGGATGATAGAATTCTCCGTGAACTTGAACTGATTAACGGAATTACACTTGAAGGTAATCCTGGAATTAATAATGGTAGTTGGACAGTACATGATTACGGTTTGGATATTCCTGAAAATCAAGAATACTTTGTTGAAATGCCGAAAGACGGGCTTGTTCATTTATATACATTTGATTTTAGCATTAAACCAGATTCCGATTTAGGTTCACCTGAAGAAGCGTTTGATAGAATCTATAACGAGTTTTGTTTGATTGAAGGCATATATCTTGTAAACGGTATACTCACAGATTATTCTTGGTCTAGGGAAGAGTATGGTATTACATCATCTCGTAAGTCTATTAAGTCGGGTAAAGGAGAATCGTGGGATTCGTACTTGTCTCGATATACAGATGTTATAAAAGAATTTACAGATATGTGTTATGATGCAGCATTAGAGGATGGCGTTGATGTTTCTGTAAAAGATTATCCTCATGAAGTATTTGTTCTTCTTACTTCTTCGAGTGAAGAATTTCTTGAAAAAATTCGTGCGATGGTTGGTAGAGGAAGTCCATATAAAGATACAAATCCTTACAGTGATTCTTATAATAAGTATAAATGTGGATTTCTTTACAATGATATAAAATATTTTATTGAACATAACACTGTCGTACCAGACGATGATTTCTTATTGAATAATTCTCGTAAGTCTATTAAGTCAGGAATTCCGTTTAAGAATCGTGGGTTTAATTTAACAGGTCCTGAAATTCAGGATATGGAATGGAGAATTAATTCTGGTGAAATTGTAGATTATAACGGATGGACTTTTGTAAAAGATGATGACTTTGGTACCATTGTTGCCACAAGCCCCGAGGGTAAGACGTATGATGGTTTCAAGTCTTTAAGTGGATTTATGGATTTGTATGAGTACGGTTCTATTAAATCATCACGTAAACCAATTAAATCCGTTCGTGACGATAGAACAGGCGAAGAAGATTACGAAACTAAGTGGGAATATGTAGACGAACTTTGTGACCGTGCTATTGAAGCTATGGATGGTGATAGAGATGCTATGTTCTTTAATTCTCATCTGAACGATAATGGTTTTGTAATTAAGGGTAAATATATTGATATGATTGAAGACAATCACAGTTCTTGGGGTTATGGTGTACCTAATGATTTGTGGCAAGATGTTTGTAAGTCACTTGCTATGGACAAACTCGCTAGAATCACAAAAGCGGTAGAAAGAAAGAACGGTCAGCTTGAAGTAGATTGGGTTGGAAACGGTCTTATGAATTCTCTTAATCGTAATGAGAATAGTCTGAGAGCTGTGTTCGGAAAATAATTATACAGGTTGATTTCTGA